TATGTAGGTGTTCTAGGCATAATAGATTAATCCTTTTAAATTTATACTATTTATCGATAATACTAAACCGCTATGTTTCATTCTTTTCCTCTTCTGTGTATACGAGCTTCTCACCAGAAAGGTCTTCAACCAACCTCGCCAGTTTCAACATATCTACATTAATTTTTTTACCTTTATTCTCTGAGTAATAAGCCCAAGCCATATCCTCTGATGGGCCTCCGCATACACTGAAGTTATGAGGAGATAGGGTAGTGACATTTTCAGCTTCATCCACTACTTTCAACTCTGAACTGCTGGATACATCTGTAGCATATAAAGCTATACAATCTGTTTCGGTTGTGCTTGGAACAGATTGAATATTCATCATATTAATAGATCCTCGCATATATAGGCTCCTCCAAAATAAACGAGCTTCAGTCCCCGTTTCATGAGGGTCGCCAATATCATAATTATCTGTAGAAACTGGTCGTAAACTACTACCACCAAGTTGAAGCCTTGAATTGATAACAATAGTGTCGGCTAAATTATCTCCAATCGTTGCTGTTCCGTTAACATTCAAAGCGGTACAGGTGACTTCAGGGCATACCGCATTAGAGCCAAGATAAACTCCATCAATATATCCACTGTCAATATCTACATTGGTCATATTTTCATCAGAAAAATCAATAGCTCCAGCCGCTTCAAACGCTCCTATTTTAGTAGTAGTTAATGTTCCTGTGCTGGGATTGTAAGTTAAATCTCCATCTGATTCTAATCCAATATTTCCTCCGTCTACATCTCCACCAGAAGTAAATATAATAGCATTATTCTCATTTGTACTTTCATTATCTGTGATTGTAACAGTAGTGCCTACAGCTGCCGTTGTAGCATTGGAGACTGTTACGCCTGCTATAACTGTATTCAAAGCAGTCCCGCCAACGGTTATGGCGTCTGCTTCCAATGTTCCGTCAAAATAACCATTTTTCCATTGTTTAGTAGATGAACCTATATCATAAGAATCATCAGCAAGAGGAAGAAATGTAGTCATTTGCATACCAGTGTTCACGCTAGAACCATTTACCCCTGTTACACTAAGTAATCGCCAATCGCTTGGTCCTCTGACTAAAATAGCCCTGTGGTTGTCATAGAGATTCAAATACTCCCCGCTTTCTAACATTGGATAATATATCTCATCAGTAGCCATGGCAAGCTTATTATCTCCAGCAAAGTGATTAAATCGAAGCCTCCAATAAGGGTTCCCTCCCGATTCAAGAGTCACCGTAGTCCCGACATCCACCCCAAGATCACCCATAGAAATTCCATCTATAGCGCATAAAACTTCAGCACGAACAAATGATCCTATCTCTCCTCCGTATGTGCCATCAAGATAAAGTGTCGTATTATAAGCAGACGGTATATATTGAGCTTTAGGACCAGATTCAATAGTGATAATCTTAGTCGCAATTATAGGAGCATTCAATACTCCTTTAAATTCTACTTTAGCACTTTTTACAGTCTTAAAATCAAGGGCTGTCATTCCAAGATCGATTCTGCTCATATCAGAAACCTTTGATGTTTGAGCCGATTGATATCCGCCGTCAAAAGATGTCAGCACCTTGCCCTTACCATCATCAAAGAAACTTAATACATCGCCTTCCTTAGCCTCGGTCTTTGGTATGTAAGGAGCTCTGTTCTTTGTAGGGCTATTAAATTCCGTCACCTGAAAAGACCTCGAAGGCTTTGCTGTAGACCTGCCGTATCTGTTATTCATACCTGAAGTGTCTATTTTAAGAAAAGGCATTAGGTTGCAGGCACCCTTCCGTATAGTTCCCTATACTCAATTGATATGTCATTAATATGAATCTTACTGGCATTACCAGTTGGCCCGTTAAACCTTAATGTTATGCTCTGACAGTTGACAGGAGTGGTGAAAGTAAACTTGTGTATTTCCCAACTTGTGGCCTGATCTAATGTGTTGTTTGCAATCGCAGTAGAGTTGTCGCCATCAACCGTTACAAAACTTGTGCCTCCGTTAGTGGAATAACTAAGGAAGTTAGACACGGGGTTACTGTCTGAATGCTTATATGTTATATATACATTATAAATCTTTTTCTTTTTACTTGGGTTACCAAAGTCAATATCCTTTGTGGTAAATAAAACTCCAGTAGATGTCTGACTGTCGGATTGCCACGATCTTATTGTTATGGTGTCTGACGCCTCTGAAGCATATATCAAATCTCCATTCCAGTCATACTCGAAGTTGGATGAGATACCTCCGCTAGTAAGCCTGTTCTTACCAAACCAAAACGATTGCGTCTCCATATCATATACGACAACATCAGCTCCATTGCCTCCAAAGGTTGTATCGTTTGTTGTGCTACTACAATCTATATTAATGATGATCTCTTTATCTTTCTGTGAGTATCCAACAATTGAGTTGGCTGTGATCAATTTTCCCCAAGCGTTGAAACCATAATCATCCGTGCCATATCCACTAAGAACCTTGCCCTCTGACAGTTCAGCAACTCCTCCGCCTTCCTGATATATGAAAAGGCCATTAGGATTAACCCATATGAGTCCAAAGTCGGCTTTGAATACAGCGGCAGGATGTAGCACTCCCATACCTCTATGGGTAGCCTCTAAGTACCACCCCGCAGGGCTTGGATTAGAAATATTTATTATAAATAAGTTATCAGCTTTAAAAGCGAACAGTCTGTCTCCAACAGCTTCAAGTTTAATATAGGGCTCCGCATCTCCCTTTATCACATCAATGAATTGGCTAGCTGGGAATATGTCAGGCTTATTGACTGGAGAATACATAATCCTATCAGCCTCCTGCACCTGTACACCATCAGCTCCTGTCATTTTAACATTGGCAACGAACATTCTTCGGTTAGTAAAAATAGCTGACCTGTATCCATCCCCAGAATTGCCTATGACCAAAGCACCGTCACTGCTTCGGTACCCATTTAAAGTGGCATATGTATCAATGGGTGGATCTTTTATTATTATTCGAGCATTTGCGTCATTACTACTTACTGTCCAAGTCTCAAATTTATCACCAAGTTTCGACCTAATTCCAAATCCGTGTTTTTGAGATCCGCCTCCCACTCCTGATAAATCTGCATCTACTAAAAGATTCCACTCACCCTGTTCAATTTTAGCCGCATCTGCGTCATAATACTTCCAATATATCCTAGCCCCAGTGATTCTTGCATCGTAGTCTGTTGCTCCAGTCGCATTAGCTGCATATACATCTACCTGCCAAGGCCTGTCTTCAGTAGCATTGGCGGCGGCTAAGGCTGAACTCACTATATATGGTGCAGATTCCTGATTGCCGTCATACACAAATGTATATGCAAAAGCATAACTGTCTTTTGCCCAAGTGCCAGTACCAGCACTTAGTGGGTTTACATTAAAATTTATAGATCCATCGGTATAAGTAGCAGAGCCAACTAAATTACCATCGGTTGGCGCTGGAAGAGTATTAGAACCAGCATAGAAACCATTCCTGCTACGCCCTAACTGACTTCTTTCAATATACATATAATATTTAATTGTACTCGCATTCGTTAGTTCTGTATCAGCCACTCTTATACCATTATTTATCGGAGTAATAAGTGCCTTAACATTAGTTAAGGCGCCAAGGTCCACGCCAACAGTAGCCCAACTGTTTGTGGTATAATCCCATAGATTTAATTCACCACCAGAATCAACCATAGCAAGATAATGCTCGCCAGTATTTCTTTCTAATTCATCATAATCCAATTCAAAGTGCTTAAATCCATAACCAGTAGAATTTGCACGACCTTCTGTGAAGGTTAAAGTTCCATTTGTCACACTACCGCCTGTTGTTGATGCGGACAACTCAAATGTGGTAGTATTAGTTATAGAAGATACTGTAGCCCCAGCTGGTATACCCGTTCCACTGACAGCCATTCCAGCCTCTATCTTCTCGGTACTATCCATAGTTATAGTTGGATCGTTATTATAATCACAAGTAGTATCTGCAATAGACCCTTTCAAGTCTGTTGAGGCTAATGTGTTAATCGATTTAGAGGAAGAGGAATTGTTCACCTGTCTGGGCGTACCACTCCCATTGCCCATAGTACGGACTGACCCAACCCGATCACCCATAATATCCTGTG